CAGACAACCAACAGCGATTTGGATTACCAAGTCGACTTATTGCTAAAACGTTCGTGTTTCGACTCATCTACGGAGGATCAGCGTACTCTTATGCGAATGATCTTAACTTCTCAAGTATTGGAGATGAAACGTTCTGGCAAGGAGTCATTGACCAGTTCTACGAAAAGTACGCAGGACTAAAGGTATGGCATGAGCAACTACTAGAACGTGCTATGCGTGATGGTCGTATCGATATGCCTACAGGTAGGTTCTATAAGTTTGAACCTGAGGTTAAGTATGGTAAGGTTAAGTTCCCTCGTACTAAGATACTTAACTATCCAGTACAAGGTCTAGGTGCTGATCTCATGGCTCTAGCTCGAGTATCATTACGCAACAGATTGAAAGGTAAAGAAGGAGTCTTGATGGTCAATACAGTTCATGACTCAATAATACTTGACTTTGATCCCAAAGTATGGGATAATATTAGTCTAGTGCAGTTAGTTAATAACTGTTTCAACGATGTACCAGCTAACTTTAAAAAAATATTTGGTACGGAGTTTAACCTACCTATGAGGGTTCAATGTGAAGTAGGACCTGACTGGGGCAACATGGAGGAAGTGAATGCTTAGAATTAAAATTATTGATGTGGGTACCCCTAGCTCTCACCAATCAGCTAATGGCTTAGAGTATCAAGCTATAGAAGTTATCTTCAGGGATAATGAGGACCAAGTCTTATCTAAAAGATTATTCTCTTTCAGAAATAAGAATGTGTACAGAGCTGCGAGTAGTTGGACCAAGGGTACCGTAATAGATATTGTAGACGAGGCTGACGCTAAAGGCTTTACTCAATGGGTTGACTTTGATTTAGTGCAACCTAAGAGTGGAGAGGATGACGATGTTCCCCTTTAGTAAAACTTGGATCACAGTACTAGAAGTAGTAACTTGTATTCACATTATTGTAAATGTATATCATCACTGGAGTATTTAAATATGGCAATTAAAATTAAAGCAAAGTTGTTCTGGGCTCAACTAAACGAACCTAACGAGATGTCTGGTAAGTATCAAGTAGACTTATGTAACTTAAGTTTCCAAGCAGTTAAAGAATTAAAGGATGCGGGTATAACCGTTAACAATCGAGCAGATGATCAATATGAACGAGGTGACTATATTACCTGTAAATCTACCTACCCAATCAAAGCTATTGATGGTGACGGTGTACCTTTCTCTACTGATGTTCGTATTGGTAATGGCAGTGAAGCTATTGCCGTTGTTGATACTTACGATTGGAAGTTCAAAGGTAAGTCTGGTAAATCACCTTCTCTTACTACCTTAGCAATTACTGATCTTGTTGCTTATGAAGCAGCTGGTTCTGTACCTGAAGGAGTAGCTGTATAATGATAGCTCTTATAGATATGGATCTTGTTTGCTTTCGTAGTGCAGCTAGTGCTGAGAATGAATCAGTAGGCATCGCCATATCTAGGATGAAGGATCTGTTTGAGGGCATTCAATCTAAGGTTGGTGCTACCTCTTACAGAGCTTTCCTCACGGGACCTAACAACTTCCGTAAGACTATCAATCCCTTGTACAAAGCTAACAGAACAGCTCCTAAGCCTATACACTTAGCTGCATTACAGCAGTATGCAGTTAAGAAGTTAAATGCTGAGTGGGCTCCTGATACTCTAGAAGCAGATGATGCTATGTCTATTCACCAAGATAAGGTGGGAGGTACTACAACTATCTGCTCTCTAGATAAGGATATGTTACAAGTTCCAGGGAAACACTTTCAATGGGCAATAGGCACACTTAGTTGGTCTAAACCTGATAACTTTGTAGAACAAACAGAGATAGAAGGACTTAGATTATTCTATGAGCAATGTATTAAAGGAGACACTTCTGATAATGTTAAGGGGATCAAAGGTTTAGGTGAAGCTAAAGCTAAGAAACTTTTACAAGGTTGTAAGTCTGAGCAAGAGATGTTTGACATCGTGTATCAACTTTACCCTAATAAAGAAGACTTCTTAATAGATTCACAATGCCTATGGCTCTTACGTCACGAAGGAGATAGCTTTGCTACTCGATATGAGACATTACTAAATGCCCAAGTTCAAGAGTAAGTTAGAAGAGAAGGTTTGGAATACACTAATTAAAGAGTATCCTTCTGTACAATACGAACCAACTAGGATCAAGTTCACACAGCCAGTTCAAGAAAGAACCTATACTCCAGACTTTAAAGTAGATGAGAATAGAGAGATATATCTTGAGGCTAAAGGGTTACTAGATCTAGAGACTCGTAAGAAGATGATATGGTTTAGAGAGTGTAATCCAGACATCAGAATAATAATGTTATTCCAGAATGCATCCAATAAGTTACACAGAGGTAGTAAGACAACTTATGCAATGTGGGCTGAGGCTAACAACTTCGAATGGTTAGACTTTAGAAAGGATTGGTTAAATGCGTATAGACAATTGTGTTCGCAATGAGGAAGATGGTAGTTTAGACTTTGACTTCAATGTTACAGAAGCTGAAGCTGGTTTCTTAATGGACCATGCAATCAAGAACTTAGTGTTCAATGGCATCATCAAGATTCAAGAATCAGATTTACAACAAGAGTTAGATCTATTTAAAGAAGAAGGAGGTATCCCATCATGAGTAAACCACTAGATCCTAACGATCAACTATCAGAAGAACCTATTGATGAAGATACAGCTGATGAATGGGATGAAGAGCGTATTGATATCATAGGTCCTAATGGTAACACAGGAGATCATTATCATTTAGGGTGTCCTGCATATCCTAATTGTGATATTGATCCTCAAGGGTGCCGTCATGCAACTGATAATGTAGACTTCTATGGACATAGGAATTAATTATGAGTAAACGCATCATGGTAATACCCGATACTCAGATTAGACCTGGTGATGACTTTGCTTTCCTTGATGCTATCGGTCGTTATGCGGTAGAGATGAAGCCTGACATCATTGTTCACCTAGGTGACTTTGCTGACATGCCTTCACTCTCTTCTCATGATAAGGCTGGTAGTAAGTCAATGGAAGGTCAGCGTTACAAAGCTGATATCCAAGCTTCTAAAGATGCAATGAAGGTTCTGCTTGCGCCCGTAAGGGCGGAACAGAAGCGTCTAACTGATACTAAAAGAGCTAGATGGAAACCTCGTCTAGTTATGCTTGGTGGTAACCATGAGCATCGTATCAACAGGGCTATTCAGAATGATCCTAAGCTTGATGGTTTAATTTCTTTAGGAGATTTAGAGTATGAAAAAAGTGGCTGGGAATTTATTCCATTTCTTCAACCAGTGGTTATCGAAGGTATCGCTTTCTGTCACTACTTTGTCAGCGGAGTTATGGGCAACCCTTGTACTACTGCTCGTATGCTCCTACTTAAGCATCATCAGTCTTGTATAGCAGGACATCAACAAGGACGTGACATTGCTTACGGTAAACGAGCTGATGGTACTGAGATGACTGCTTTAATTGCTGGTAGTTGCTACGAGCATGAGGAACATTATCTCAATCACCAGACTAACAATCACTGGAGAGGGTTATACATTCTTCATGATGTTGTCAATGGTTCTTTTGATGAAATGCCTGTAAGTTTAAAATATTTAAGGAAGAAATATGCAACAGTTAGCTAGTGAGGTACAAGTAGGAGGAGATCACTACAAAGGATTTCCAATACAACCTGCTTATTTCTGCCATGTAAATAAGATACCTTATCTAGAAGCAACAGCTATCAAGTATCTTTGTCGATGGCGTAATAAAGGGGGCATGCAAGACTTAGATAAAGCTATTCATTTTATAGAGTTAGTAAAGGAGTTTGAAAATGCTAACACTTAATGAATTAAAAGAGAAAGTAATTGAGCAAATGAGTGAGTTTGATGTAGTTGATCTACTTGGATTGACTACTGAAGACATAGTTAATGCGTTTGAGGACAAACTATTAGCTAAATACAATTATTTGATTAATGAACTTGAGTTAAGTAGTCTAGAGGACTTTGATAATGATGATGAATACTTAGATTAAAATGCCCTGATAGCTCAATTGGATAGAGCAACGGATTTCTACTCCGTAGGTTGGGGGTTCGACTCCCTCTCAGGGTACCAAATATTATTACAACAAAAGGAGAATTATATGAGTACAAATGACATAACTGGTGATCGTTTAGTTAGTAAAGCTGCTTCTAAAGCTTATGGTGATAGATATGATATGATCTTTAAGAAGCAAGTTGACGAGCTAGATAGTACGGCACTGGACATTGCAGATGCTGCGGTCGGTCATAATCAAATATCAGACGAAGAACTATTCAATTCTAAAAAGAAGTAACATAGTATGGGGGGAACTGACTCTTCCTCCCATTAATCTCTATAATGTACCATATAACAATGAGGATAACTAATGGAATTACCAAGTATCTATCAATCCATTATCCATCGTAGTCGATACTCTCGCTACATAGATAAGGAACAACGTCGTGAGTCATGGGAAGAGACAGTAGATCGTCTTATCACATACTTAAAGACACAAACTAAAGATGTAGAAATACCTTATGAAGAACTAAGAGCCTCTATTCTAAATCTAGAAGTAATGCCTTCTATGCGTCTTATGATGTCAGCAGGTGAAGCAGTAGAGCGAGATAACATTGCAGCTTATAACTGTAGTTACCTAGCAGTCAACAACAAACGAGCATTTAGTGAAGCTCTATACATTCTTATGAATGGTACTGGTGTAGGCTTTAGTTGTGAGCGTCAAGAAGTCAGTAAGTTACCAGCTATTCCTGAGAAATTACGAGAGGTAGATGATGTCATATTTGTACAAGACAGCAAGCTCGGATGGGCAAAAGCATTCAAAAAGCTCCTCTCTTCTTTGTGGGAGGGCGATGTCCCTAAAATTGATTACTCAAAGGTTCGACCAGCTGGAGCAAGACTTAAAGTATTTGGTGGAAGAGCATCAGGACCTGAGCCTCTTAAACGACTCTTTGACTTTACGATTAAGTCATTTAAAGAAGCTAGTGGACGAAAACTCACTAGTATTGAAGTACACGACATAATGTGTATGGTAGGTGAGATTGTTGTGGTAGGTGGGGTACGTCGTAGTGCTCTAATCTCCCTCTCTAATCTTACAGATCGTCGTATGCGTGAAGCTAAAATGGGAGCATGGTATAATGATAATCCACACCGAGGACTTGCTAACAACTCAGTTGCCTACACAGAGCGACCAGATAGTGAGACTTTCATGGAAGAGTGGTTATCTCTGGTTAAATCCAAGTCAGGTGAACGAGGAATATTTAATCGTATTGCTGCTCAAACTCAAGCTGCTAAGTGGGGACGACGTTCTAAAGATCACAGTTACGGAACCAATCCATGCTCAGAGATTATCCTCCGTGATAAACAGTTCTGCAATCTTACGGAAGTGGTTGTACGGAACGGGGATACACTCGAATCTCTTGAACGTAAAGTTAAGTTAGCTTCAGTTCTAGGTACTATTCAGTCTACTCTTACTAAGTTTAACTTCTTGAGTGAAGAGTGGGTAGCTAACACTTCAGAAGAGCGTTTGTTAGGTGTTAGTTTAACAGGTATCATGGATTGTGAGTTCACTTCTGATCCTTTACCTTCTGCTTTAGAATACTTACGAGATGTTGCTAGGAAAACAAATGAAGAACTTGCTGAAAGACTTGGTATTCCTGCTTCTACTGCTATCACTGCTGTTAAGCCTTCAGGTACAGTCTCTCAGTTGGTGGACAGTGCTAGTGGCATTCATGCTCGACACAATGATTATTACTTACGACGTATTCGTATGGATAAAAAGGATCCGATCTACGAGTATCTAAAAAGTAAAGGTGTTCCAGTAGAAGATGAAGCATTTAGACCTGATTCAACTGCTGTCTTTGGCTTTCCGATGAAGGCTCCAGTAGGTGCTATTACTCGTAACTCTAAGTCAGCTATCGAACAGTTAGAGTTGTGGTTAATCTATCAGCGTCACTGGTGTGAACACAAACCCTCAGTCACTATCTCAGTAAAAGATGAGGAGTGGGTAGAAGTAGGTGCTTGGGTTTGGAAATACTTTGATGAAGTAAGTGGTGTGTCTTTCTTACCTCACTCAAACCATACTTATGTACAGGCTCCTTACGAAGATATCGATGAAGAGACTTATCATAAGTTATTAAGTGAAATGCCAACAGATATTGATTGGAGTGATTTTATAGAACTCGATGATAATACTGAAGGTGCCCAACAACTAGCGTGTGTATCAGGAGTGTGTGAGATATGATAGAATTTACATGGGAAACAATAGGTGGTTTAGTCTTTGGTGCTGAGATTATGGACAATCAGGATTTCGATATCAAAGGTGATAATCTAAAGTGGGTGTTGGTACTTCATGTAGGTGTACTGAGATTAGTATTCAGTAAATACATTATGGATAACTAATACTTTTACTGATGACATAAAATTAAGGTTATGCTATACTATTGGTATAGTATAACTTTATACTATATTTGTGTGTAATATTTATCGATTTATTACAGACAAACTATTTTGTGTAGTATATATTAAGGAGATTAACATGTGGACATCACCTTCAGCAACAGAAATGCGCTTTGGCTTTGAAGTTACAATGTACGTAATGAATAAATAGGGTCAAATCGTCATAGACACTACTAGAAGAAGCTACAACGAGTTTAGAGTATATTTTGATAGCAGTACATCAACCTATAATTTAAAT